GCAGGCGATCATGTACTAACACAGGAAGAGGCTCTGGAGCTTGCATGGGCTAAGAACGCCATACGAGAGCAGGAGAAGGAGCTAAAGAAGATAACGCCTAAGCAGGTCTGGCGCGATATGTTGATGATCCAGAACAAGTCTATGCTGGATCACAAGCACAAGCTAGAGAAGGCTAGGCTGGCAAAGCTAAAGAAGCAGCGCCAGATAGGTGATGCGGTAAAGAACATTGGGGCCACTATTTTTGTGCTGGCATTTTTTGCTGGCAGTTACTATCTAGTAACCAGCGGATTAATTTAATAGAATGACTGTTCACTGGCAATAAATCTAAACTAACCTGAAAGGAGATTAACATGGGCGAGAAAAAAACCACTCCCATTACGATCAATGACGTTGAGTATCAATACGAAGATTTAACGGATCAACAGCAAGCGATGGTAAATCACTGCGCTGATCTTGACCGTAAAATCAAATCCACACAATTTAACCTTGACCAGCTTACCGTTGGCAAAGATGCATTTGTCGCTATGCTGACTGGCAGCCTCAAGGAAGAAGAGGAAAGCTGATGTATCAGTTTGATGAAGCTCGACCCACCCCGCACCTTTTGCACGATATAGTCAAAGGTAATATCTGGGATACTCAGCCGCTTAACATCTTTGGCTTTAATCGCACAGTAGGTACAGCCTACGAGACTATCTGGGATGATGGCGGCAACTATGTCTATCCTAGTTCTGCGGTTGCTATGAGTGTGGTGAGTTCATCGGCATCAGATACTATGGAAGTTTTGATCAATGGTCTTGACGCAAATTACGATGCTATCAGCGAGACCGTTACCCTCACAGGAACTTCAGCAGTAACCACTAGCGCAACATTCTTTCGCATAAATAGCGCAGTCATACTAGCTGGCTCTAACGTAGGTGATATCAGCATTAGCAATGGCGGCACCAAGTACGCATTTATAGGCGCTACTATTGGAACCACGCAATCATCTGTCTACACCGTACCAGCAGGCCACAGCATCTATCTGTTTAGAATCGACTGCACCTCTGGCACTGTTAATGGCCAGAAGTATCTCTATTTAAGAAACGTGGCTAAAAATGCCGCTGGCAGAACTTTAAGGGTTGCAGAGGCAACCTTCTCGCAGAGCATTAGCTTTGACCGCCAAGTGCCTTTCAGAATTGATGAAAAAACCGACTTTCACTTTGAGTGCAAAAGCTCAAGCTCTGATAACGAGGTTTCCATTTTTGTCGAAGCCATACTGGTTAGGAATTCATAATGGCTACAGTCAAAGAGGCACTTATTAGGCTGGAAGGCCACGAGAAGGAATGTGCTATTCGGTACCAGAATATAGAGAAAAGACTCGACGAAGGATCGCAAAGATTTAAGAAAAGCGAGATGATGTTATGGGGGATGTACCCTCTAATTATTGGCTTGTTTTTAATTGAAAAGGGCCTTGTATGAGCATCGTTACTTCACTCATTGGCCCCGTCACTGGGCTGCTAGATAAATTTATCGAGGACAAAGATCAAAAAGCTCAACTCGCGCACGAAATCAGCACCTTGTCGGATAAACACGCACAGGAACTTGCACTGGCACAGGTTAAACTCAATACTCAAGAAGCCAAAGGAAACTGGTTCCAAAGCTCTTGGCGACCAGCAACAGGCTGGGTCTGCGTCCTTGCCCTTGGAGTCAACTACTTAATCTCACCGATTGCTGCTGGATTCGGCATTGTGATACCGCAAGCAGATGGTGGTACACTTATGCCTATACTTGGCGGTCTATTAGGGTTAGGCGGTATGCGTAGCTTCGAAAAGACCAAGAACATAGAAGGAAAGTAAAATGGCTAAAGCACCGAAGAAAGAAGAAGGCTATTTCAAAGCCAAAGAACTGACCTGCAAATGCGGGTGCGGTAAAGTAGAATTTGATTTGGGTTTTTTGGCTACCCTTAATGCCATTCGTGAAGAGTGCGGGTTCAGCTTTGCACTATCCTCTGCTTACAGGTGTCCAGAACACCCCGTAGAGGCCCGCAAAGAGGTCAAAGGAGCGCATACGCATGGCAAGGCAGTAGACATACTAGCCAGCGGAGAAAACGCCTTAGAGATCATTAGAGTGGCCCAGAAGCATGGTATACAGAGAATAGGTATACAGCAGAAAGGATCAGGTAGATTTATCCACCTAGATGGCTGCACAGAAGAGGACGGCTTCCCCTGCCCTGCTATTTGGTCATATTAACGGACACAAAGTACCACTTATGTCCGCAGCCCCTTAATTGGGGCTTTTTATTGCCTGTTAATTAACAAAAGTGTTGACTATAGTGTTTAGTTGTGCAATTATAATCCCACATTCAATAAAACAAGGCTTACAAAATGACTATTACCGTAAAAGGCTTAACAATCACTAAATTTAACGACATAGCGATGGTATTTACTGTTGATAGAAAAGAAGATGGCGACATTATAACTACTTGCGGCCATCGGATTGGCTGGGATTGGAACTCTAATCTAGGCACAGTTGTTTGGAATAAATCAGGGCGGCGGGTTATGCACTCGGTCAGCATAGATTAATTTAAATAACCGCCCCTTCGGGGCATTTGCTGTAGGAGGCAATCATGGGAATCAACGATCTAAACGATCTAGAGCGCGGTGAGTACGACTGCGTTTTAGGTTATCAAGCCCTAGAAGGGCAATCAGAGGCTTACTATGTTGGATATGGTGAGCAGTATGCAAAAGAAATGACTGTAGGAGGTCGCAATGAAATCAAGTGAATCAATTAATGAACTAGCCAGCGCACTATGTAACGCGCAGGGTCAAATGGGGGGTGCTGTTAAAGACAGTGCCAATCCTTTCTTTAAATCAAGCTATGCCGATCTAACCTCGGTCATTAAGGCGATCAAGCAGCCCTTTGCTGACAATGGCCTAAGCTATACACAATTCCCAGTTAGTAACGAAAATGGTGTCGGTGTATCTACCCGCCTGATGCACATCTCTGGTCAGTGGTTAGAAATGGATTACACCCTGCCTACGGTTAAGAAAGACCCGCAAGCATCTGGGTCGGCCATAACCTACGCAAGAAGATACGCTTTGCAATCTATCGCTGGCATCCCAACTGCTGACGATGATGCAGAGTCTGCAATGCTGCGCGGTGATGACAAGAAGAAAATCACTGAAGACGAGGTAATTACTATTAAGAAACTTCTTGATGATACCGAAAGCGATGAAGCTAAGTTCTGTAAATGGCTAAAGGTTAAGTCTATTGATCAGGTTCTGGCTGTACATTATGACCGCGCTGTTGCCGCGCTAGAGGCTAAGAAGTGATCATCTTAGACCATGAGCAGGGTTCACCAGAATGGCTTGCTGCAAGACTGGGCAAGCCATCCGCTAGTATGTTTTCCAAGCTAATTACGCTTACTGGGAAGCCAAGCACCTCTGCTGATGGGTATGTCAATGAATTGATCGCAGAACGCCTTACAGGGCAATCTGAGCCGTTTCACGTTACTGAGTGGATGGAGCGTGGCACTGCGTTAGAGCCAGAAGCTAGGGAGGCATACGAGTTCATATCTGGCAATGATGTAATCGAGACTGGCTTTATCCTTGATACTAGCTTTGAGTTTGGCTGTTCGCCTGATGGCCTGATAGGCGATGAGGGTGGCTTGGAGATTAAATGTCCTGCGCCTAAGACTATGGTGAGCTATCTCAGAGACCCGCAGGTCGGTGTTAAGAAATACTGGCAGCAGATTCAGGGCTGTATGTGGATAACTAAACGTGATTGGTGGGACTTCTTTGCCTACCATCCAGAAATGCCGCACGTTCTAGTGCGCGTAGAACGCGATGATGACTATATCGCAAAACTGTCTGCTGAGGTCGATAAGGCTGTAGCGGAAATTTTAAACCAAGTGGAGAAGCTAAAATGAAAGTAGGATTATCAGTACGAATTGATGTTACCAAGATCGACAAGTCACGCCTGTACAAGGGAGCAAAAGGTACTTATCTTGACCTGACTACCTTTGTAGATACAGCAGTAGCTGATCAGTATGACAACAATGGTTTTATCAGCCAAACCGTCGATAAAGAAGAGCGTGACGCTGGGACTAAAACCCCTATTCTTGGCAATGTTAAGGTATTTTATACCGACTCGGGATCACCAGCAGGTTCTGCGGGGCAGGGAACTACGGCTAAGGAAGATATGACGATGGAAGAACTTGATGCTGACATTCCGTTCTAGGCTAAAAAAGCCCCCCTTTCGGGGGGCAAACCATAGGAGGTTGCGAGTCGGGGGAACCCGCCCAATTAATATATCACAAGGTTTAAGATCATGGAATTAATCGATACAGGCAAATGCCTTATAGCGGCACAAAACAACAAAGGCGTAAACAGCCGACAGCTTGCCAAGATAGCTAAAACTTCACCCCAGCAGGTATTGCGCTGGCGTAAAAGCAAAAACTTAAAGATACATACTATCCAGCTGATATGCTTGTCTTTGGATATAACGATAGCTGATTTTATAACATTTGGTTATAAGTAACCTTTTCGGTTTATTTTTATATTGAGATAGATTAGAGTACAAAAAGTATTCGGGCTAGAGGCTGATGAACTCTTTAAATTAAACATCAGAGCGTGGTTGACCCTCCAGTGCATAGCCCCCGAAGCAGATCGGTTTTTGCTGACGGATAGATTAGAGATTCGATACGAATACGAATTAACCGCTGAGTCGCATAGCCCTCAGGTCTTAAATTTTACTTTACGAAGTAAAAGGGTTTATAACATCTACTAAAATATATATTTAAATATATTTATTAATAAACAAGGCGAGGCTTGCCGAGCCATAGGAGACAGGTATGAAAAATAAAGAAAGTGATTATGATGAACTTCTTAAGGTTATTGAATACCGTGAAGACGGCAATTTTTATCACAAACTGGGAAACAAATTTAAAGAAGCTGGTGATAAGGTTGGTTATATTAACGCTATGGGTTATGTTTTTGTTAATGCTGGAGGAAAAAATTTTC